ACAATTAGGTATATCTACTTTATCTGCAGGTTATTCTTTATGGATGATGTTATTCCAAAAAGATAAAAATATACTCTGTATAGCGACAAAACAGGAAACAGCTCGTAATATGGTTACGAAGGTAAAATTTATGTATGACAATTTACCTTCATGGCTTAAAATTGATGCTGAAGAAAATAATAAATTATCATTACGATTAAGCAATGGTTCCCAAATTAAAGCAACTTCAGCATCAAGTGATGCAGGTAGATCTGAAGCAGTATCTTTATTGATTGTTGATGAGGCGGCATTTATTGAACAAATTGGTGAGATCTGGGCCTCAGCTCAACAAACCTTGGCTACTGGTGGTGGTGCTATTGTATTAAGTACTCCTTATGGTACCGGTAACTGGTTCCATAAAACTTGGGTTTCAGCAGAATCTAATCAAAATGACTTCTTACCAATTAAATTGCCTTGGTGGGTTCACCCTGAACGTGATCAAACTTGGAGAGATAGACAAAATGAATTACTAGGCGACCCTAGATTAGCAGCACAAGAATGTGATTGTGATTTTAGCACCTCAGGTGATGTTGTATTTTATAGTGAATGGATTGAATTTATTAAAACTACTACAATCCAAGATCCTGTAGAGCGTAGAGGTGTAGACCAAAATTTATGGATTTGGGAACCTGCAGACTATTCTAGAGAGTATATGGTAATAGCTGACGTTGCTAGAGGTGATGGTAAAGACTTCTCAGCATGTCATGTAATTGATATTGCCACTAATACTCAAGTTGCAGAATACAAAGGTCAATTACCACCTAAAGAATTCGGATACTTCCTCACAGGTTTAGCTACTGAATACAACAATGCAATGTTAGTAGTAGAAAATGCAAACATTGGATGGGCTACACTCGATGCAATTATTGAAAGAGGATATAGAAATTTATATCAATCCCCTAAATCAGATCAATTAACTGCCGAATCTTATCTTCGTGTGTATGAAGGTAACAGTGAAATGACTCCTGGATTTACAATGTCAATGAGAACAAGACCACTTTGTATCAATAAATTTAGAGAATTTGTTGGTGATAAAAGTGTTACAATTCGCTCAAAACGATTGTTAGAAGAAATGAAAGTATTCGTTTGGAAAAACGGAAGACCAGAAGCTCAAACAGGTTACAACGATGACTTGGTTATGTCATTTGGGATTGGTATGTTCCTACGAGATACTTCTTTAAAGTTTCAACAGCAAAGTTTAGATATGGCTCGTGCAGCTTTAGGAAGTGTTAAATCAAATAAAGTTCAACACAGTGGTGGATACTCAGCGAATTCCGTTCAAAATCCATATAATATGGATATTAATGGTAATTCTCATGACATAAGATGGCTACTGTAATATTTATAAAAAAACGATAGAATGGCTGATACTAGTTTATTTTCAAGACTGCAAAGATTATTCTCCACAGATGTGGTTATCCGCAATGTGGGCGGTAATCAACTTAAGGTGTTTGATGTAAATCAAATCCAACAAAGCGGTACTTATGAAACCAATGCTTTAGTAGATAGATTTAATAGAATTTATACTAACTCAGGCACCTCATTATATGGACAGCAATCTAATTTTAACTATCAGTATTTAAGACCTTCTTTATACTCAGATTATGATGCGATGGATACAGATGCTATTATCGCATCTGCTCTTGACATTATTGCTGATGAAAGTACCCTTAAAAATGATATGGGTGAAGTGTTACAAATTAGATCAGCCGACGAAGACATCCAAAAGATTCTATATAACTTATTTTATGACGTCTTAAACGTAGAATTTAACCTTTGGCCCTGGATTCGTAATATGTGTAAGTATGGTGATTTCTTCTTGAAATTAGAAATTGCTGAGAAGTTTGGGGTTTATAATGTAATCCCTTACACTGCATTCCACATTGAAAGATTAGAGGGCCAAGATAAAGAAAACCCAACAGAAGTTAAATATAGATTTGACCCTGAAGGTGTTTCTGCTTCTGATTATGGTTACTATAATGTCCCAAATGCTGGTTCAACAGCAAATTCTATTATTTTTGACAACTATGAAATGGCTCACTTCCGTTTATTAACGGATGTTAACTTCTTACCTTATGGTAGATCTTACATTGAACCAGCTCGTAAGTTATTTAAGCAATATACTTTGATGGAGGACGCGATGTTGATTCACAGAATCGTTCGTGCACCTGAAAAGAGAATTTATTACATGAATGTTGGTTCTATTCCTCCAAATGAAGTAGATGCATTCATGGAGAAAACAGTATCAAAACTTAAGCGTACCCCTTACGTTGATCAATCAACGGGTGAGTATAACCTTAAGTATAATATGCAAAACCTTCTTGAAGACTTCTACATCCCAGTCCGTGGTAATGACAATGTTACTAAGATTGAAAACTTAAATGGTTTACAATGGGATGGAATTGAAGACGTTATGTACTTAAGAGACAAATTATTTGCAGCTCTTAAAGTGCCTAAAGCATTCATGGGTTACGATGAAAACACAGATGGTAAAGCTACATTAGCAGCTCAAGACATCCGTTTCGCTCGTACGATTGAAAGAATTCAACGTATCATTGTCTCAGAATTGTATAAAATTGCTTTGGTTCACCTTTACACCCAAGGTTATAGAGATGAACAATTAGCTAATTTCGAACTTTCATTAACTACTCCTTCAATTATCTACGATCAAGAAAGAGTAGCACTAATGAAAGAAAAAATGGAACTAGCTTCACAGATGATGGAATCTCAGTTATTCCCATCTGATTGGATTTATGATAATATCTTCCACTTGAGCGAAGATCAATACGATGAGTATAGAGATCTTATTCGTGAAGATGTTAAACGTAAATTCCGTTTGGGTCAAATCGAAAATGAAGGTAACGACCCAGTTGAAACCGGCAAATCATATGGTACGCCTCATGATTTAGCTTCGTTGTATGGTCAAGGCAGAATGATGTCTGATCCTGCAAATGTCCCTGACGGTTACAATGAAGATGAAAAGACACCTTTAGGTCGTCCACAAGAAAAAGTATCTAAAAGAAATACCCAAGATGATAACTTTGGTAAAGATAGATTAGGTTCTGCCGGAATGAAAAAAGATTATAATTCTAACGACAAACTAAAAGTAGATTTTAAAGGTGGATCACCTTTAGCTCTTGAAGGAAGCTCACAGTTTTATAAGCATCAGGATATGCTAAAAGGAATTCCAGTTGGTGGAAAAAAATTAGTATTTGAACAAAAAGACGCGGAAGATTCGCTTCTTGATGAATCAAATATTAAGGAGCAATAATTTTAGTATATTTATAAAAAAATAAATATTGATGTATATAAAACACTCAAAATTTAAGAATACAGGCATTCTGTTTGAGATTATCGTTCGTAAGGTAACGGCCGATACTCTTTCAGGTAAAGACTCTCCGGCAATCAAATTATTGAAAAAATACTTTGTCAATACTGAACTTGGTAAAGAATATAAATTGTATGAAACTGTGTTTAAATCTAAAAACGTTAGCGAAACTAGAGCTAACGCTATTTTATCCACAGTATTAGAGTCATCCCAAAAACTTAATAGATCCAGAATTAGAAAAGAAAAATATAATTTAATTAATGAATTAAAGGAACATTATAATGTTGATGGTCTTTTCAAGACCAAACTTTATGATTATAAGGCCCAAGCAGCTTTATATACATTAATTGAATCCTATAACAACTCGAAAACAGTTGATCCTAACCAAATTATTGACAACAAAGTAACTCTTTTAGAGCATTTAACCAAAAGTCAAATTAGCAGAGAAGGTGTAAAAAATGATGTGATTGATGAATTTAAATCATACGACAAAGACCTTCGTACCCTTACATATTATGTTTTGTTAGAGAAATTTAACACTAAGTATGCTGATTTGAACACTAAGCAAAAGAATGTTTTAAAGGAGTTTATTAATTCTGTTGATAATACCTCTCGTTTAAAAGAATTTTACAATCTCGAAGTTAAATCCATCCAAGAAGCTTTAGCTGGTGAAATTGATAGAACTTCTAGTGAAGCAGTAAAAATTAAGTTGCAAGAAGTTTCTAAATTGATTAAAGAACTAGATAAAAGATGCATGGTAAAAAGTGATCATTTAGTTGACTTACTTCAATACTATAGTCTTTTAGAAGAATTATCTAAAGCAAATGGCTGAAGAAAGAGTAATTAAACCTGAGGATGTAAATCCTGCCTTATTAAAAAGGTTAGAGGCAAAGTATGGTCCTGTAGACATGAAAAGGGACTTCTTTGATAAAGAGTTAGCAACGTACTTTAAAACTTCTAAGGTTAATCCTGAAACTGGGGGTATTACTCATGACATTATTAAATTAGCTTCATTTGGTGATTCATTAAAGAAAATGTCTACTGCTGTAAAAGCATTAAAACAATTAATGGGCACAGAAGATGGTAGAAATGATCAAAGTGTAAAAGATATTGCTCGTGAATTAAAAGATGTGTTTAACAAATATAGAACACACCTTAGAAAAAACTACCCAGACCAATACGAGCAAATCAAAAATACTTTAGAAGAAGTATCTACAACAGGAGGAGGAGCAGGAGCTGCTTCATTTACTCCTGGAACAGGAGCTCAATATGCTACTCCCTATGCGTTTAGTGGTAAGAAAAAAGAAAAATACGCTGACGGGGGAATGTATACTAAAAAATTTGGTTACAAATTAGTCCCTAAAAAAATTAAAGGATCAGGTTTAGAAGTAAAAAATTTATTTGAAGCCCAATCATCTTCAGATTACCAGAAAGAAAGAATTGCTGCATTTGATGCAATTGAACAGGAAATTAACAATATTTATAAATTGTTGAGTAACGCTAAAAATGAGACCGCAGAGTATTATGCTGAAAACCCTGGGTCTTATGCTGTTGTAAAACCAACGGATTTAATTTTAGAATACTTACAAGATATAAAAGAACTATTAAAAGGAGAATAATGAAACAATTAACTCTACAAGAACAATACAATTTAATTAAAGAGGGCAAGGGTCAAGCTGATGTATTTGTAAAAGCAGCTAAAAGACAATTCCCTAATTTAGTTCGTAATGCTGCAACTTTAAATGAAGCCGTAGCCGCACTTAAAAACAACCACATTATTTCTGAAAATTTGATGAATCCTGGTGTTGTTAGTATCGGTGGCTCTGCTCAACCTGATTGGTTTAAAATCTTTAAAGATAGTATTGAAGAAGCAAAAGCAGTTGAAAAGAAAACTTCTAAAGAAGTAACTGACTTAGAAGAAAAAAACTTCGATTACAAGGATAAGAAAAATATAGACAACGTTTATGGTGAAGCATTCTTAGAAGGATACTATACTGAAATGAAAGACCCTAAAAATGCCGACAAATCAGTAGACGAGTTGAAAGAAATGGTAGCTAAAAACTTAGCTAAAGACCAACTTCACTATGTTAAAGATGGTCAATTTGGTACTAAAGGAGTTGGCTACACAGACGACTTACCAGGCCTCAAAGCATCAGATACAGACCAAATGGTGCCTGTAAAAGAAGGTAAAGAAAGAGTAGGTCTTTTAGATATTATGGAATCATATAGTGAATTCCAACGCGACGATAAAGGCGCTAAAGGTGTTGACAAAAAAGACAAAGGTGAAGAAGATGCTTACGGAGCCGGAGTTGAAAAGGGTGAGGAAATCGAAAAGAAAAAAATGAAAAAAGAATCTGTTAAAGATCGTGTTAAAGAGATCGAAAAACAAGGTTCAATTGCTGCCCTTGAAGCTAAAATGAACGCATTAGAAGAAGAAATTGAAATGCGTGAAACTAAACTTAGAATGGTTGACGAAAACGAAGACTTAGCTGAATTTGTTAATCCTAAAAAATTAGCTGAAACTAAAAGAGAAATTAAAGAATTAGAAAAAGCTAAAGATAAGTACAAGAAAATGCACGAAAAAATGTGCGGTGGTGCTAAAAAAGAAAT